TAAATCGTCATCCGATTCTTCTTGTTTAGGTGCTGCAATTTTTTCGTTAATATTTTTTACCGTTCCTTTGGACACGCAAAACGGATTTAATAATTCTTTTGCTTTTTCTAATTCGAGATAAGGCGCTTGTAGCTCATATAATTTGTCGCTGTTCATGATAAAACGTCCCATCATATCTAAATGCTCTGCGCCTGGAGTATTTACGATGTTAGATTCTATTCGATCTCTAAGCTTAAAGCCCATTGATACGGTTAAATTTGCACGAATGGTTGTGTCAAGAACTTTTGATGATGGCCGCTGCATACTCAAAATAGCAAAGACTCCGAGTGTTCTACCTATGGCCACGATTTCGGTTAGTATTTCCATGACCGTCTCATTATTTCGTAACATGACAAATTCATCGATACATACAACCAAATAAGGCTTTTTTTGTTCTGCTGGAAGATCATCAATATGAGCTACTTCATATAGTTCAGTTAAATCGCTTCGTTCATCTAACTCTCTTTTTATATACTGCAGCATCTTCACAATTTTTGCTGGAGAACTTTCCACGCATTGTACATGCTGCACTTTCCGAAAAATATGAAATTCTGACTTTTTGCAGTCTGCTAGATACAAATGGAGGTCAGTCTGCTTTTTAGTTAGAATCATGGTTGTAAGTATGGAGCGTAATTGAGTAGATTTACCGGAGCCAGTTTCCCCGGCAACTAAGATATGTGGATTTTTCGTTAAGCAAAATGATTCATATTGATTATGGCGGTTCTTCCCAGCAATAACCCCTAGCTTATGCTTAAGCACATGTTCGCTTATTTCTTTATAAACATAATCATAGGTTTCTTTAAATTCCTTCTTATAAATGGTTAGTTTAAAATTTTTTAAGTCTCCCTCCATTTCAATACCTCTGCCGAACATTTGTGCAAACACGTAACTTTTCTTTTTCATCAGTTGCGGATCTAATCCAATGAGTAAAGAGAATGCTATTTCTGTAAAATCATCATTTGATTTTATAGAGTGGATTTTAGGATAAGAGTAGATTGTTTTGTTTCCCATTTGCGATGTATAACATAGTTCTGCTTTTCGAAAGCAATGCTTAAGTTTTGTTTTTAATATAGGTTGCTCTAAGAACTTCATAATATCACCTCTTAAAACACTGAAATAATTCCGATAATAAGATATAAGTAAAACCCTACAGGAAACACAATTGACATAGTGTCTTGTAAGCCATCTGCAATGACTTCTAAGCCGTTTGCTCTTAAAAGGTATTCACCTAAAGCTAGAGCAAGACAAAAGGCTCCTAAAGTTACTACAAAGATGATGGGACCATTAAAACCACTTGTTACAAGGCTATGAGGGGTAATATCAATACCAAATAGTCCATATAATGGTTTAGGGTGTGCGCATGATTGTTTTTCTTGCTGGGGAGCATGTAAAAACTCACTTATGCTGTACACCTTTTTCTTTTTGCTGATTCCTAGCATAGTTAATCAACTTCCTTTCTACCTCGTGAAATTCTTTCTCTAGACGTTCTAAACGATGTGGGCAATCACATTTCTCTATCATGCGTAGTACCTCGTTAAACCTGACCGCAAGTAATATTCTGCTCATATAAACATCATTACAATAAAATTAAGTACGCCTGGTAAATGGTGAATAGATAACTCTATAAAATTTAAAATATTGTCTGAAACCATTTCGAAAAGCTTTGCTGAGGTTCTCATGACGTTTAAATCAAATATGGTGGAAGCTAAATCTAATTCATCATGTACACTGTTTCGAACCAGATTACAGCTTTCATTAAATACTGATGGAATGTTTTGGGCCTTTCTTGCAATTACATCTAATACGTTTTCTGAATTAACTACCGTGTTATGGATTTCATCATAAGTTAAATTATTAATTTTTAATATCATCATAAGCACACCTTTCTTTTTATATTAATCTTAATCTTTTTTGATTTCCTTTTATATCAATGTTTTTAGGTATATTAATATATTTCGCTTTAATATATTTGCAGATATATTTATAGATATATTTGCTGCTTGATACAGTATATACAGAGTGTTTGTACCACTTTCCGAGTTTGCGCAAAAAGTTTTATGAATTTGCTCGTATATTTTTTTGCTTTTCTGTCCAAACAGATAGATAGGTATAAAAAAAGGAGCGATCATATGTTTAATTTATTTTCTGGTAAACCACGAACCAAAGTTGGGAAGTGGTTAGACAAACGAGGGATTAGTCAAGAGTGGTTAGCTAATAAAACGAAACTTAATAGAACTACTATTAGTAAGATTGCATCCGATACAGATTATGAGCCAAGATTAAGTACGATTAAAAAGATTATGAAGGCTATTAAAGAAGTAGATCCTAATAAAAACACTGATGATTTTTTTGATATATGAAAAAACAGGAGTTTTCCACATTATGGAGAACTCTTTTTATATGTTCTATTCATATTAAAATCAAATTCGATTCAAAATTAATTCAAATTAAATTCAAAAACACTTGATTTTAGAAAAATAAGGTCTTATAATAAGGTTATGAATCAAATATAAATCAAAAATGAATTAAATTTAATTCTGGGAGGAATTATAATGATGACGAAATTAGAAACACCTTATGCAATTGATTTAGGTAATGGCTATGCTAAGAGAAAATTTAATGGTGTGGTAGTAGTTGAACCATCTATACTTGCAGAAGATCCTGGTTACTTCTCTTCTACAGATAGCAAAAATCTTATGTCATATGCAGATTCAGCTAACTACTATATAGGTGATGATGTAAGAAAATATCAATTGCAAGCTATTCCAGCATTGGGAGAAGACGATTTAAACCGCTACAATAGCATAGAATTTAAAAAGCTAATGTATGGTTATATTGCAAAAGATATTAGAAATTCTGTAGAAATTCCGTTATTAGTAACGGGATTGCCGGTAAATCATCTAAAAGCTAAGCAAGATGAAGTAAAGAGAATGCTAACTGGTAAAAAAATCATGGTATTTGAGGGTAGAGAGTTAGTAATTGATATTAAAGATGTTCATGTCATCCCACAACCTATGGGCAGCTACATGCAACTGGTAGCAGAAAAGATAGTGAATCCAGAAACAGACAAAACACTACTTATTGATAACGGCCATGGTTCGTTAGATATAACAGAAGTGACTGGATATACAATTACTAAGAGAGCCGGTGGGAACTTAGGATCTAAGCTTGCTCATATTGATATTTATAATTATTTAGTCGATAAATTCGGGGATTTAGCTTCTATTACGCTACCGAACATTGCAGATTTATTGGAAAAAGGATTAATCTTTGATGGTTCTGTGATAAATATTAAGGAAATGCAAGAAGTTAAAGCGATACTAACTAGACATTTTAACAGTATGTTTGCTTTTGTTCGTAACAATAACTTTAGTTTGACTGATTATAACAAAGTGGTCTTTACTGGTGGGACTGCAGAGCTTCATAGACCACATATCTTAGATAAAAAGAAAAATAACTTTATGATTAAAGAGAATGCACAAACTGCAAATGCAGAAGGTTATTACGAATATGGAAAGGCTGTGTTAGCAAGTGAGAAAAGTTCAACTTTACGCTGATCCGATTAAGGATGAAATTGTTCATAATTTAATAGACAGGCTAGAAGAAGAAGGGCAAAACACTAGGGGTTATGTCCAGAATCAAATAAAAGAGCGTCTAAAGGCTTTTGAACTTCTTTGCAAGGAAGTAGGTTCAAACGACCCTATGGAAGTAGTGTTAGCTTACATGAAGCGTGTGTCTCCTAAAGAAAGACAGGAGACCTCTTCAGCTAAAGAAGAGACGTCAGCTAGCTTGGATGCTGAAACTGGAAACAAGTTGATTAATGCAGCTCAAAATGGATTTGGAATAAGCTGATTGGAGTGTTTCATATGCATAATCTAGAAGTTAAATCATTCGATATCAAAGATAGCGTATTTGAAAATGAAACAGAAGCGATTTTGTATGTAACAAAAGACAAGGAAGAACAAAATGATTTTTATATATTTTCCCTTCCAATCTATTGCTTTTCTTATTCGATTTATAACGATAATGATTTTAATTGGCATTTAGATAGAAATATTCCCTTTGGGGATCCAGTTCGCAAAAATAAATTTGTGAAAATTATGAAGAAAATAATTGAAGAGTGGGATTTGTAGTACGAAACTAAGCTGTACCAGAAATGACATAGGATATTGCGTATAATATTTTTGATTAATAAATAATAGGAGGAATTACTTAATGATTATAAAGTATGTTCCAGCACCACCATCAAAAAAAAGGTTAGAAGAGTTGACTGAAATATTAGCGCAAGATGAATCTTTAAGCACAGACTCTAAGCTTTGGACATATGAACAAGTGATACATTATGCAGTTATGAAACTGTATCAAGAACGAACAGGAAAAAATCATTAAGGAGGTTGTGAAATAATGGATGAAAAAGAATTTGATATAACAAAAATTGAGAAAATAACCTATAAAGGTAAGGAATTAACCGAAGATCAAAAGAAAAAATTAACAGCTCTTTTAGAAGAATGGATGAAAGAAAAAAACTAAAAGATCGGCCATTTTAAAATTTTTACTGCTTAATTTCCAATTTTTTCGCTTGAGGATATCCAATTACAGACATAGTTTATTGTCCGTAACCGGATATCCGTGATTAAGTATAACATAATCCATTTAATATCAATGGTTTGACAGCATTTTAAAACCCCAACTTGATATATATTTATAACCCTTCAAAAGCAGATGTTTATTCGGTGAATTAATCAACGTTGTATTTCCAATTATTAAAACAATAAATAATCTTTTAAAAGAACATACGTTCTGTTATACTGTTTGTAATTGGAAACGACGGAGGACGATACAGATGGATCAACTACTTGAACTGCTCGCTAAATTTTGTCAGATTGCTAATATTCATCCTGTAATAAACCAAAACAATAGCATAGAGATATATCCTATATTTTTGGAAGCATTTCAGAAAGGAATAATCAGCTCTTATCAATTCGAACAAATAAAATCCTTAATTACTAATTAATTTTTGTCTAAATTTGTCGAATATCTAGTAAGTCTAAGATACTAGGTATAAAATACTTGATAGAATACAAATATTAGGGGGAAACAAGTTGAAGAAGTTTTTTAAATTTGGGTGCTTAGGCGCTATTATATTAGTTGTTTTAATTATCGCGATTTCATTACTAAGTGATAACGATAATGGAGTATCTACTAATGAAAAATCAAAAAGTACAGAACAAGCTGCCGAAACAAAGAAAGAAGATAATAAAGTTGGTACTCGTTCTAATCCAGTGAAATTGAATGAAGTAGCGACAATTGAAACACAAACAGTAGATGATGATTATAATAATTATGATACAACGATTGATTTATCAGTAGAAAGTGTTGTTCGTGGAGACGAAGCACAATCTAAATTAAAAGAAATGAATGAGTTTAATGAAGATGCTCCAGAAGGATACGAATGGGTATTGGTAAATGCAAAAGTAAAAGTTACTGAATCAGAAACAGAAGATCACCCATTCACTATTGATGGTATTATGTATTTTAAATTTGTGAGTGAGAGTGGAGATGTATATAGTGGGGATATCGTAGGTACTACTGAACCTGATTTCTCGTTTGAAATGTATAAAGGCAATGAAAAAGAAGGGTATATTGCAGGACTTGTTAAGACCGGAGAAAAAGCAAGCCTTGAATATGATCCAATGATAAGTAGCTCGGTTTTCTTTTCATTACAATAAACAAATAACAAATAACCCTTCTCGATAACGAGAAGGGTTATTTTATGTGGATACCATGATGTACAACTATTTTATAACAATTCTATATATCTTATGCAAATAACTTAGCAAAAGTATTAGGTCCGACTATTCCATCTACTGTTAAGCCGTTATCTTTTTGGAATTTCTTAATAGCTGCTAGCATACCGTTCCCAAAAATACCGTCAAATCCATTCGGATCATAACCTAGACAATATAATATTCCTTGTACCAATTTAGCCCACGTGGCGGATGCTTTCCCTTTTTCAAGAATAGGAGCAGCCTTTTTAGATTTCGGTCCAAATATTCCGTCAACTGATACACCGACTAAATGCTGATAAACTCGGATGTATGCTGCTTTTGTTTTCGGACCTGTATAACCGTCTTCTACCAGCTTGCTGAATTTAGCTTTTGTAGCATAGGTATTCAAGAACTTTTGGGAAGCTTTAATATTAGTATTTCCACCAGATTGCTTAGAAGGAGTAGTGACAATCTCTGCATCTACTTTTGTATCTTCTGGTTCTACAGTGATTTTACCAGTGTATTCTAGATGAGGATTGTCTTTAAATGATGTCCAGTCTCCTCCCCACTCAAAACCCATGCTTTTAGCGATTGCTGCAACACGTTTCCAATCCGCATTAACTGTCCAGTATGCTGCAGTACCTTCTTTGTTGGTTAAGCAAAAGTCTACCGCAATACCAAAGTTATGATTAGATTGTCCACCTTTTGCATTTGTAACGATACTACCTGGTTTAGTTCGACCTTGTGCATATAGTTCGTCTTGTTCCGCATAAGAACGATAACCATCTGTGATTAGCACATAAATTCCTTCGCTATACGCTTTTTCAATGATATCTAATACCTTTTCTTTCACAATTTGTTTAACTGCTCCCATACGTTTAACTGCTTTGTCTTGTAATGTTTTTAAACTCATTTCATTCCACTCTCCTTAATATTTTTCGTTTAATAAGATGTCTTGTTCAACTTGATCTACCTTGCTAAAGAACCACTTGATTTTCTTAAACACTCTTATCACTCCAATTAAAAAGGCAGCCGTTTGGCTACCCTATTTCGCGTTTGTTAGATTTTTTTCTTTTAGTACTTCTTTTTGTTTCAAGCCTTTTTTAGTCACATAGTTATTTTTATACCAGGCTATTAATGCTGTCACGATAGTGAATAAAATAGATCCAACTAAGTAAATCGCATCGATAAGACTTGTAATCTGTCCTTCTTCAATAGGAATTACAGGTACCCCTAACGCGATTAAAGACTGGTTTATAAGCGCAAGTAAAAGAAGCACCAATCTTATGACTGTGCCTTTGTCAAAATTCTTCATTTTTATCATCCTCACTTTGTAAAATAATTAATGATTAGCTGAACTAAAGTTGTACTTCCCCCTACAGCTAAAATCAACTTCCAAAAATTTTGCTTATCTAGAAGTTTAAGTTCGTGCTTTCGTTCATGTTCTTTACCCTTAATCCCAACTAACATTTCCATCATCTGACGGTTATCGCTTCTCAATGCGTTGTTTTCATCTGTGGACCTTAACATGCTGTTTGTTATCTTCTCATTTACAGAAGATAACTTTTCGTTAATTTGCAAGCGTAATTCCGTGACGTCTTTTTCAAGTTTCGTTATCCGTATTTCATGAAACTCAACTTTTTCCTCCACTGTTGGTACCTCCTGTTTCGGCATTTTCCCATCCCCCTTTTCTCTCTTTCATTTAGACTCACCTCCTTGAAGGTAATAAAAAAAGCCTTGCAATTTAGCAAGACTCATAGAAATTATTGAACTAAGTATTTTTTATGTTGTTCATGTTTTCTTTGCTCTGTAATGCGAGCATATCTTAATGTTGTATCTGAATTACTGTGACCGAGTAACTCTTGCACAGCGACTAGATCCGCTCCGTTGTTTAAAGTTAAGGTTGCGAATGTATGTCTCATAACGTGAGGAGTTACTTTCTTTTCTAACCCAGCGTTTTCGGCAATTTTTCTAATCTCATCTTGAATCGCTCGTTTAGATAATCGTCTATATGGTTTTCTTTCTGTTACCATTAACGCTTCACAATCGTCTTTGCGCGATTTTAAATATTTCTTAAGATGAAACATAGCTTTAAAGGAAAAATACACTCCACGTTCTTTCTTTCCTTTACCATATACGACTGTACTCATGTCAATTTCATTAATATCTTTTATATTTAATGCGTGAAATTCTGACAACCGGCAACCTGTAGCATATAAGCATTCCAAAAAGGCGCGTTGTCTGACCGTCTTACAGGACTCTCTAAGCAATTCTAGTTCTTCAATAGTCAAAGCCTTCGGAATGAGTTTTTCTTGCCTTGGCACCTTAATTCTAGCGGCAGGATTACGTGAAATTAATTCCTCTCCATGCAAAAAGGAAAAAAATGATTTTAATACATCTAATTTTTTTGTAATAGTCGATGTTTTTAATCCTTCTAACTCACCTAAGTAGACTCGAATATCTGCAGTAGTGATATTCTCCGTCATTTTTATAACTTTTTTAGAAAACAATCTTAATTCCATTGCATAATCCTTCAAAGTATTTTCGCTAAGTCCTTCAACTTTTTTAGAAGAGATAAATAATTTTGTTTTATCTGGAATGTCCGATTCTAATGTTTCACCTACCTTTTTTTCAATTCGATAGCTACTAATGATTTTTGACAACCGAGTCTTTACTTTGTGGCTATCAAGTCCAGGAAACATGTCGAAAAGGACTACAACAATTTCGGAAAGCATTTGCTCTCCTGCGTATACGTTATTCATTTGAAATTCCCCCGTTGGAAGGTTATTTCGCTTTATGGACATATCCTGCAAATAGAAAAGAAGCAGGTACGCCCAACGGTGCGTTTGCGAACGGTTAGCTAGACCGTTCTACCTGCTTCTAGGTTACCATAACATTTTTCTTAGGTGTTAGCAATAAGAACAAACATTCTGTATTTTTAGTTAAATATACCTATTTAGTTAGTCACTGTATTGTCACTTTCCCTACTGTTCATCATAGTAAAATTTTCACTAGTGCCCATTTACACCCCTGCTAATTAGCACGGTTTAAAATGGGTAATGAATCGTTTAACAAATGTTAAATTGCCCTTCGGGAGAAAAAGTCACTACCGCACTATAGTTTCCTACTACTACAACTCGTTTATTTCTTTCACTTTTTCTATCACTTTATCAAAATACTTAAGTTCAACCATTCTATCATAAACAACTTTCCCTATTACTTGGTATCCATATGAATTGAAATGAACTTTATCAGATAGTAAACTTGGAGGAACTGCACCTATCTCCATAGCTTCTTTATCCTCTTCAGTAGTATTTAAATCCATTAATTTTAGTCCGTTTTTGCTAATATATTCCCTTAGATTAATGTATTTATTACCAAATTCAGATTCCATAGTACGTTCTAAGTTACTTCTGCTCTCTTCACTTCCCGTGGTTAAACCTAATACTAAGAACTTTTTATTTACTTTTTCCATTTTTAAAAGAGAGTTGATTTGATCTATTAAATCTTCATTATTTTCAAACCCTCCATTTTGTCCAATAAAGACTACAGGAATATAGTTTTCGTATTTAAAATATGAATCAGGGTAAATACTAGTTCCTTTCTTAACTTTTACCGAATCACCTGAATTACTTCTATTGAAGAAATATGAATAATTATCACTTGTGTTGCTGTCTTGTTCAATGGATACAGTTCCAGTCACATCATTAATCGTCACTGGATTTAATCCTTTATCACCTTGGCGTAAAGGTCCTACTGGAGTACCGTTCGACGATTTAAATTCTATTTCTATTTTTGAAGTATCTTCTGGTATGGTAAATCCATCTGTTTCATACAATATGCTTCCAGCTCTTCCAAGAATAGTGTTAGTATCCTCTCCGCCAACTCCCATATTAATAACAGGTATATCATAAATATTTTTATCAATTAATGCTTGTAAAACTTGAGGATAACTAGTTCCTTCTCCTCCTGCACCAGCAGTTAATGAATCCCCCCAAGCGATAATACCAGGAAGTTCTTTTTCTATATCTTTTTCGATTTCGGATTTTCTCTGCATTCTTTCTAATAATTTTTCTTGAAATGCTGTTGCTGCCTCGCTTTTTTTCTCGTTACCTGCTTTTAATCTCAATTCTCCTACAAAAATCACTGCTAAGAAAACCACTAAAAATAAAATGATTATAATGAGTTTGTTTTGTTTTTTCATCTCTTTTGGCTTTACTGCCTTTCTCAACTCCATTCTAGTAGACTATATCAATGTTTCCACAACTTCTAAATATTGTCAACTAGAATTCAGAGAATTTAAACTTTTTTAAAGTGCATTAAATTCAAGCAATCTGGAGTGAACTGCTTTAGCAACACTAGCATAACCAAAATCGTTTAAATGGGTTGGATCTACTCTTAGGCTGTCGGGAACTTGACCTACGGACATTTGACTAATATCTGTTTGCGTCGGTTTTAATCCATTGTCATCCATGCCATATTTACTTAAGTAATCCCTAATGTTTATAAATCTCCGACCAAAAGCTTTTAAAAATTGTGCCTCCATAGGAGAGCGATATTCTTCATTTATGGTTGATAATCCTATAATAAAATATTGTTTATTTACATTAGTTAAATAATCAACCATTAGTTGTTCTAGCCTAATAATATTCGTCGCATCATTTGTACCATCATTCTGTCCTAACCACATAACTACAATATCGTCTCTATTGTTTCTCATTGCATTTGTAATAATAGCAGACGGTCTATCTATATCAACAGTTGAACCGCTTGTACTCCGAGTAAAACTGTAAACCCCGTTTGAAACCGAAAGATTCCCTTCTACACCGTTTATCGTTACAGGGTTAACCCCTATAAACCCGTGCTGTAATCCTGGGGTTACAATATTTTTATCATAATTTTTAAAAGTAATAGTCACTGGGGTTGTTTCTGCAGGAATAGTAAACGTATCAACAATCATCGGCATACCACCTTGACGAGCAGCTATAGTTTGTGAATTTTCACCGCCTACACCCATATTAATAACGGTGACATTTTCTCCTACTAAAGCTTGTAATACACTAGGGTATGATATTGTTGCCCCAACTCCTCTTGTTAAACTGTCACCCCAACAAGTGATATTCTTAACATTGTTCTCTATTTTGTCTTCAACTGCTGTTATTCTTCCATTTACTTCTTTTAGAAGATCACTTTTAAAATCTTCCGTTACAGTTAATTCAGAGTAGAATTCAGCATAACCATTATTGACTATGGTTAAAGCATATTTATTAATCATGGTTGCTAATTCACTATCTAAATAGTCTGCTTTAGTTAATCTAAATATATATGCATCATTTAATTTAACAGTAAAATTAGCGCTATTTGCTGTACCAATCGCACGTAGACCAACACCATAAGTTGCTTCTGTTGTAATTTTTAATACTTGATATACTTTTTTAGAAGATACAATCCCATTTAGACTACTGTATTGTCTATCGTATCCTGCTTTATAATCTGTAGTGCTATATATTGCTAATGAGTCTGAATTTCTAAGTTGAGGTAGAAGATTCACGTTTAAGTTTTCATCCATAGCTGTTAATGCAAAATCCACACAAACTATATAATAACCAGGTATCAGTTTCTTTTGTTCAGAACCAAATATGACGTTCCGTTGTGGAAAGGGCATGTACTGATTAGTATTTAGCCCATTTGTATTATCTCTAATTATACCTCTGTATATATTTTCGTATTTTTTAATAAAAGGTACATTGAGTTCTTTTGTAGTTATACTATTTTCAGGTACTCTATCCCATTGATAAACCCCTAAATCTACCCAAGTAGAATTAGAGCTACTCCAAGCGTATTTATGAGGGTTACTAGGGTCAGAATCTAACACAAGAAACAAACCATCAGTTCCAGAAGGATAAGCTTCTATTAAAGCTGAGAATGTGTAATAAACATCTGTTACACCTAATCCAGTTACAGAATTAATGAGTGTTTGTACATAATCAGCATTCGCCTTCTCTTTCTCCAAAGTCGCCAACTCTGCGGTAGTGGTTTCCGCTATTTCGTCCATTTTTACCAGTCTGTCATTGAGTGTTGGTTCGGTTCCACGCGCTAATGTTACCTCCATATTTGCGTTTCCACTTTTTGCTGCATCATCATACACTTGTTTAATTGCATCGTGCATAGCTCCGCGAACGTCTTTACCTTTAACAGCTGTCACAATTTTATTTAGATATTCTGTAATAGATCCCATTATTGTCCTCCTCCCTCAATTGCTGCTACCCTAGCAACAAGATCATCTAAGTCAACTGGATTCAATATTGTTATTAAATCTAATTTTTCTTTCATTGCGCCAAGATCAATTGATTCTAAAATGGTTACTAAATCTAATTTGCTTTTATCTGCAGCACTCATTAATCCGTTCGCAGTAGTTGTTGCTATATCATAATTTTGTAAATCATCTAGCTTGGTTTTATCTTCTTTGCTCATAAGTCCATCCGTTGTTGTGCTTGCAACTGCATAAGATGGTATATTATCAATTGCTGAGTCTAAATTCTCAGTAACTTCTAATAAATCACTTACTGATTCGAGTATTGTTGCTATATCACCATCCGTGATACTTTCATAGTTTTCTAGTCGCTCTTGCGTTAGCTGTAGCATTTCTTTTGTAGTATTCAACTCTTCCTTAGCTAAAGATAATTCTGTTGAAATAGAGCCTATTTTGTTCGTCTGACGGGAAACGGTATTTCTTAATTCCAAAACATTTGCTTGTACCTTATTTGCTTCGTTCTGATATTGCGTTGCTGTTTTAAATAAATCACCAATCGTCAAACTGTTTTTGTTAGGATTGATAATATCAATCGTTTTTTCAACTACTCTAAGAGTCTCATTTATTGCCATGACAGGATTAATAAGGGGATAAAAATTCCCAGTGTCAAATGCATCCGTATCTAAGTCAATTAATGATAAATCTAATGCGGATACACTATATTTAACTTTCACTCTATTATTTTCTTTTAAATAATCCATTCCTGCTGATAATAAATTTGATGGTTGAGTAATATCGTCAAAAGTTACAGACTTCGCTTGAATAGTAAAGTTTTGTCTAGAAGTTTCATCGATAATATAATCTTTACCACCATTAACCGACTCAATAGTTAGACGAGCTTGTGATGCATCAGTTGATGCTCCGTCTTCGGATTCAATAGCCTGACCAAGTGGGATGATTTTTGTAATGATGTCACTAGGATCCGTTTCTTTTTGGACGCTTTTAAGATTTTTTGCAAGTCTTATTTCTGTTGACTTGACCTCTCCTGCAATCGCTAAATAATCTAAATAACGGATACCGTTTTCTTTTCTTACAACTAATTCCCCACCCAATCGATTAATTAATTTGTCATGTATGGTATCAAGTGTTGACTCATATCCCAAATATCGATAAAGGCTATCGTTTGTATCTGTAACTGTGACATTCCCTACCCAAAATTTTTTATCTATTTCATCATCTTCAATATCTTTGTTATGATTGGCCACAATTACCTCTAGAAAGTCACGAATGCTAATGTTGTGATATTCTCCATGACGTTGACAAGAATCATATAAATAAGCTAACTCAGATTCACAAACAAAAGATTTCGTAAAAGCACCTGAATCACTCATCGATTCTGTAGGCATTAAAATACGCCCATCAAACTCTGTTTTTCCAGTCTTCATATTATCGACTGTAATCAGTGTTTTGAGTGGGCGTAATAAGTTGTATCCTGGATTATGCGGAAGAATAGAAAAAGTAAATCCTGCTGCTACATTAATACCTTGCTTTATTTGTCCAGTTGAAAGCTTTAAATCATTGAAATGTGGATGGTGAATAATTATTTCCTCACCATCGTTCAATATTTTTACTCTATACATTAGATCAGCTCCTTATAGAATTCGAAGGAGATTGTGCCAATTCCTAAAATTTTAAGTTTGTTTTCTCCGGGTGAAAGCGAAAAATCGTATGAAGAAGTAGAACCTGCCGAAATTTCATACGTAATATTTTCTTTTTGTAATTTCATCGAACTACTACAAGTAATTTTAGGATAAACAATTGTAATACCAGGATTATGCAATGTTATTTCTAGAGATCCATTCACGGTGAAATCTGTTTCTTGTGCATAGTCAAGCAAGAAATTAAATTCATCCCAAATATCATGACCCTCTTTTAATGAAGAAATTTTAAAAGGATAAGCAGTAAATTCAACCGTTATACTGCCATCCGAATTAAAATCTGTTTCACTAGGTCCTTTTACTACTTCCGCTAAAAAGTAATAGTTCGGAATAATATCATCTTTTAACACCGTTTTTCCTATTGCACTACATAACCAATTGACTACAACTGTTTTCATAGTTGTGTAATACTGTTTTGAGTGAGCAACTAATGCAAAAGTATAAGATATTGCTCTTTCTTCATACTCTTGTTCACTGTATAAATTAGAAAAATCATATTCAATATTGGACCATGGAACACGTTCAGTATTTTTTATTTTTGAAGGGTTGCCAATCTTTCTTTCTTGCAATATCAACCCAAAATCATAATAGCTATGTTTATTATTGAAGTTAATACCATCCGAAATCAATCAATCGCCACCCTTCTTTTTTCTAATGTAATTCGTCGGGAAAATTCTTTATCCATCACTGAGCCCACTTTTTCTGAACTCATATAGATATCTCCGCCAATTCTTTGGGCAATTACTCTCAATAACTCTAAAACTTCAATGTCATTATTAGAATCCTCGTTCATAATACCTCTTGTTTCACTGGCGTTCTTTACTTGAGATCCTCTAGGTATATTTAATAACTCTGGTCCATGTTCTCCTACGACAGCAAGACCACCCTTAGCATAATTTGTTCCTTTTGCGTACCAATCGATGCCGATACTCGGTTTTGCTTTTAACCAGTCTTTTGGATTAATTGACCAGTTTTTAATTTTAAAGTGAGGAGTTTTAATATCAGGAAGTTTCAGCTTTAATCCACTGAAATAACCTTTTATTGCCGATATTGCTTTTCTTACTGATTCTTTTGCAGAATCGATAGGATTCATGATAGCATTTTTCAATTTTCCAAAAATACTCTTACCTGTGCTAAGTAAACTGTTAAAACTGTCACGAGCCCCTGTATATATTCCTCTTATTCTTGATACAGTACCAGAAACCATATTACTTACAACAGTACGGATCGCATTCCACATAGCAGAAAACGTATTGGCACCGAATGTTTTTAAAGTGCCGAAAATTCGAGCACCTTCATCATACAGATTTTTAAATCTGCCGATAATTTTAGAGATAAATGATTTTACTATTCCCCAAATTTGAGTATCCAGATTTTTAAAAATCTCTACTCCTTTTGTCCAAAAACTTTTTAGAGTGGATACTCCTGCAGTTACAAATGATTTTATACCGCCTAGGATTCTACCTACGAATAATAGATTGATATAATTCCAGACAAATTCAATTGCCCCAGAGAACATTTGCTTAATCCCTTCCCACATTTTAGAAAAATCACCAGTGAAAATTCCTGTGAAAAGCTTTATTAGCCCCATTATAAAATTTAGACCGCCATTGATTACGCCTTTTATCGAATCCCAAACCATTGAAATTATAAAAAGTACAGCTGGCATGACAAATTCTATGATGGATTTTATAAATTGAAAGGCATTTTGAACAGCTTGCATTATTTGTTCGCCGTTTTCTCTCCAAAAATCCGAAATCATTTTAACTTTTTCGGAAATAAAAGAAACTACGGCGCTTAAAAGTGGCATAATATAGGGTTGTAAAAAATTAAATGCATCAGTAACTACCTGTTTAACTATTCCGAATGCTGCAGACCAATATTCTTTTAGATTTGCAATATATCCTTTTACCAAATCTACTGCATTAAGAACAAGCATAACTTGGTCGCTTGATAAGCCTAAACGACTAAGAATACCTATGCCAGCAAGCCTGTCCCCATTGAATATTTCCATAACACCTTCAAAAGCAGGCTTAATTAATTTGATTTTCTCAATCGCTTCGGATATTGCGCCTACTTGTTCTCTAGATAGTCCAACGCTGTATAAAATTCCTTTTCCCTTTGAACTATTTCCATCAAATAATGCCATAACTCCACTTATTGCATTTTCTAATGGAGCGAATACTTGAGTGAAACTCTCAAACTTACTTTTTGCGTAATCTATTGCACCAGGTAAGTGCTCTCTAAAGAAATTGACACCATCATTAATAATCGGCATCATTTTTTCTTGTATAGGTATTAATAGGTCGCCTTGGATAATCCGCCACATACCTTTAATAGCCTCACCGACAGAATTATATTTCACTTTATCTATCTTATCTAAAGTATCTGCTGTCATATCGGCTTGATCTCTTACATTTCCAAGAGCAAGAATTGTTTTATATTCGAGGTCTTCGAATTGAGTGCCGAACAGATTTACCCCTATGGAATTACGCTCAATAGGGTCTTCAATATCAGATAATGATTTAAATACCTGACCTAATGCTTTTTGCGCATCTTCTCCGCCTTTTGCGAATTTAGATGCCATATTATCGGCATTTAATCCTAATCCAGCAAATGCTTCATTGGTGGTTTTAGAACCATCTTTTACTCTGATACCTAGTTCCTTAATGGCATCTCCCACTTTATCCGTGTTAAATGCTCCGCCTTCAGCTCCAGCTTTAAAGACATTCCACATTCCTTCAGCATCAAATCCAAGTTGCTTAAAGTAAACGGAATATTCCCAAAAACTGTCCATCATATCATCAGCATAATTTAAACCATTTTGCTGTCCTTGCGCTAGTAACGTATAAGCTTCTTTGGAGGTTATTCCAAATTGCTTCATCATGACCGATACTGTTTTCGTACTTTCCGTAACCTCGTATCCCATGCTATCTCTAAATAATAGAGCTTGTTTAGTTGCTTCTTGTAGTTCTTCTCCTGCTAGTCCAGTA